TCTGCCCTCACAACAAAGTCTTCCATGACCTGCTTCACATACCAGTCAGGCTCCGACTCTCGTTTTTATTTAATTCTACCACATATTGTATCTATTTCTATATTACGATACCATATTTAGTATTTTTATTAAAAATTTCCATAGACAACAAAACCCTGATGTGTTATATTATTTATGCTTAATTTCAAAGTTATTGCTGAAAGCAAAAAAGCAAACCCCCGTGTTGATCTTGTCCAATGCGGGGGTTTTGCTATACTCTGTTCATTCTCTGTGTCCTTTCTGCACATAAAAACAACCGCCTGTGACCTTATATAACGGTCATATAGCGGTTGTTTCTGTGTCTGGGATAATTTCTATGTATTTTTCTCTGTAATCTTATATAAAGCACTTGGTGTTAATCCATATTTACGTTCTAACTCATCCCAAGAATACCCATGATAAAAGTCTTTCATAATTGCTTCACGCTGTTCTTCCTTGGAAATAAACCCGCCCCGGGTATAGTCCCCAAAAGTCAGGTGTTCTTGGTTGAGAAGTTCAGCAATAACCCTGAACTGTTCAACACCTATTTTTTCCCTTAGAATCTGCAAGTTTCTTGTATTTCTGTTCATTCACCTTGTCCTTCCTGTCAGGGTTTCCACAATGTAACCATTCGGAAACCCCAACCATTCAAAACCGCTATTTTCCTATGTTTCTTGTCATCCGGCAGCAGTTAAAACCACCATTTGCCACCCTGATGCCGTCCAAAACATCAGTTATCTTCATTTTCATTTAGAATACGCTCTAATTCAGCAATCTTCTTTTCCTGATCGTCAACCCTGATACCGCTTAAAATCACGTTACACGTTGCAGTGATGCTATTAGCGGTCTTGGTATCAATTTCCCCCTTATAGGTCATATTGGCAACCTTTGCCAGTGCTTTTCTGATATTGTCCGGGGTATCAAGTTTCAAATTTCTTTTTGCCATTCTATTCACCTTCTTTCAGTAACCATAAACCATCAACCGCTGCTAATATTTCTTTAATGCGTTCATCAGATGGATTGCCGTTCACAAGTTCACTCAACTGTTCAGTAGTCATCCTTTCAAATACTTCCTTTTTCCTAATCTGTGCTTTTGTATCAGCCTGAACCATTGCAGCCTTTACCAATCTATCAAGTTTTTTCACAACATCACCGCCTATTCTTTCAGATCATCAATAAATATTCGTAGGTCTTTATCATTCGGGTATTTTTCAGCAAGTTCTTCCAATGCTTTCATAGCATCATCAACAGATTCACAAGTGCTACATATTGCCTGTGTTATACCGCTGCCCTTTTTTCCGTTCCAAATATCACCCCTTGCAACCCATTTACCCGGTTCTTCTTCTGATGGATAAATAAAAGCAACTGCAAGGCGTTCATATCCACATTTTTTCTTTGCTTTAATTATCAATCTATCTACTTTTTTCATGTATCTTTTACCTTCTTTCTTCCCAAACATAGGGGGTGTATATAACAGAATCCCTTTATTTTCCTATGTTTCAGGGACTTTTTCACGGCAAAACCGTATATAAAAAGCCTTTGTTTTAATGCCATTTCTTGCATTTTGGTATTTAAAAACCGCCATTTTATAATGCAGTTACTTCCGGGTGCATCTGATAGCAAACTTGACAACATCCGTGATATTCAGATCACAATTCACATCAAATCTTTCACTTCTTCCCTGTAATTCCATCAGTTTATTCACCAACAGAATGAAACTAACACGTTCCACCCAAGAATCTTGTAACAATGTTTCAACCTTGTCATGCAGTGCCGGACTTCCAAGCAGCAAATTATATTCACCATTATCTGCTACCACCTTCACCCGGACTTCATCAGCATTAAGATAATCACCTTTTACATCCCATTCAACACTTGATATTTCCTTGATTTCTCTAACTTTTTCAATAAACTGTTCACCTGTCATTTTTTCTTTTCCTTTCTGTTCAGTACAAGTTGGTACAAGGTACAAGTTTTCTTTTCTATTCTCTATATTCTTCTTTTTATAAAAATGATAAGAATAAATATTTTTTTGATATATAATGATTTTGTTTTTTAACTTGTACTACTTGTACCGCCTTGATTTTTCAAGGTTTTGAACCTGTACCCATAACATTTACTAAATTGTACTAACCTTGTACTTCCATAAATAAATTGAATTTTTTACCATTTATCTTTTTCTGTTTTACTTCTGTTCCCAATAATTTATTGATACACTTTGAAAAAACTATATTGCTAACAGGTAATGCGAAACCATTATCTGCCATAAACACCTGATACCGCTTGTAAACTTCATTCGTCGGCTGATTTATTATCATTTCTTTTCCCGTGTTTCTGATAAATGCAAGTATAGGATTGTTTTCTTCCTCGTATTCATCCAACTGGTGCTGAACCTTGTCAGAAGATGTAAAACCTTGATTTTTCCTTACTCTGTCTAATCCGGTAATTCCCAAACGTATCAAATATTCAACGCTGTCCTGTTGAATCAGTTTATATTTGATATTCACATCATAATCAGGATCAGCACGGGTAAAAGTGGCATTGAATGGAATAATAACCAAACGCCTACGAACTGCCCCAGTCTTGTCCTTCATACGGGGAATATCATTGGCACTGAATAACAGTTTGATGAACGGGTTGAACTCAAACGGGTCTTGTCCTTTACGCTCTGCCTTGATGCGGTTACCTGTTACTATTTTCTTGAACACGCTGACCTGTGAACCTTGAAGGAAATCATCACCAATATCATCACCAATGTTTGCCAGTTTGCCGAACATCATTGAAGTATTGAATCTGTCCCCCAGTTCTTTCAGGTCAAGTGCTGAAATATTCCGATCACCAAGGATTGCTTTGACACAATCCAAAAATGTACTTTTACCGTTGGACTTGTCACCTGTCAGGATGAACGCCTTGCCTAACTCATTTCTTCTGTAAAAGCAGTAACCAATACATTCTTCCAACAACGCCCTGATTGCTGCATCACCACACGCTAACTTGTTCAGTGTACTGTCTGCCAGTTCAGAATAGGCATCCGGCTTGTAGTCCCAAGGAATCTTGTTAGTAATAACAATGTCTGTGCTAAATGGTTTCAGTTCCCCAGTAACAAGGTCATATACACCGTTGTTGAAAGCAATCAAATTTGCATCTGACTGTTCTTTTTCATCACAAATCAGCATCAAATATTTGAACACTTCTTTTCTTTGCACATCCTTCAAGTTTGGTATCACATCTATCATTGCTTTTTCAATGTCTTTGTACGCACTTGTATAAACACCATCTTTATAAACATGAAGCTGATTATTTATAATTACTATGTGATACATATTTTTTAAATAGACCGCAAACTTGTCAAACAGGAATGTGCTGCCAAGGAAAAAAACAGGTTTCTGAAAAGCATCATCACGCAAGATCACTTCCAGTTCATCATCTGACAGCGGTTGTTTCAGAACAAACTTATTCAAGATGCGGATGCACTCACGGGTTTCTTCAACAGTGAAATCATTTGCAGTAAGGGTCAGGATGTAATTGAAAAGTGCCTGATTCCTTCCGTCCCCGGCATCCATATCAACAAAGTCTGCGGTTGCCTTGACCGGGAACAACCACTTGGGAACTTCCTGATACTTTCCACCTTCTTCAATGTCCCATTCACAAAATCTTTCTTCACCGTCAATCTTGATAACCTCATAGGATAACTTACTGCCGACTTTTATATCAGCAGTAAGACCAACCGCCAACTGAACGTGTGTCCTGTTCCTTGCAATGGTATGATTCTTGAAAAGAAAATGTTTTCCCCTACTGGTACAAAGGACTTTACAGTCAAGTTGCAGTTCTTCCACAATGTTCATCAGAATTTCAGATTGGTCAGAATCATCAATGTCAATAAGGATAGTGTCATCAGCCAAAACCCCGCCGAACCCGTTCAGGTTCTTCACTTCATCATAGGTTTTCCATGTGGTTCTGTTTTTCAGTTTTTCAATGCTTGCCTTGCCCTTGGTTTCTATGAACCCTTTATATAATTTGCTCATAATCATCTATCACCCCTTACTTTCCGCAAGAGTTGATAACCTCAAGAATCTTTTGCTTTTCTTCTTCCGGTAATTCTTTCCTCAATTTTCTATTGACAGTGTTTTCACTCACACCAAGCAATTCACCAAGTTTCCACTGTGTGATTCCCTTCTGTTTCATTGCATTACGAATTTCTTTGTTTCTCATATCATTCATTCCTTTCATTTTATAAAATTTAGTGTTGACTTTCACCACCACCACCACTATAATGCAATTATAAGGTACTCATATGAATACTTTCAAGGTACTCAAAAGTACCAATTTATGAACAAAGCAAGTAGGAAGGACACGGGTGAAGCGATAGGGCTACACGCAAGTGACATGGTGGTCAGGCTGCCGGATAGCAGATAGAGCGTGTGAAGAATAAACATGACCCGTCAAAGTAGTTGAAGAAAACAGGAACGGTAGGGCAAGAAAGCACAGTGTACCGCACTATTTGAAGAAAGCGGACAGGCTGAACCAATCGGCACTTTACCCCTAAAACAAGAAACCGTTAAGTGGAAGAATCAACCGCACGAGATGACACAGCACTTTGTTCAAATTCCAATGAAAGGGGGCAAATGATTGACCAAGCGGATGTATAACGCATCTGTTATTGCCGAACGTATCAAAACACTAAGAAAAGAAAAAGGCATCACCCAAAAAGAACTTGCTGACGGTGCAAAAATTGGTTTAAGTACAGTCAAGCAATATGAAACCGGGAAACGTGTTCCTGAAAAACACAATCTTTCACTTATTGCAAACTACTTTGGTGTTCTTGAAGGTTGGATTGTAGGTGATACCCCATATAAAACCATCTTTGAAAAAATAGATGGTGAACTGGGTGAAGAAAGGCTTTCAGATCTTCGGAATCAAGTTGAAATTCTAACATGGTTAGAACATAACTTTGATTTTCATTGTGAAGATTACACGGCTGAACAGTTGCAAAAACTTGATGAAGAAATCAGAGAATTTATAAAATTTAAGATTTCTCAATTACAAAAACAATAACCTTCTGTCACAGGTGTTGCAGCACCTTGAAGGTCAAGGAATAGGGATAATCAAACACATGAAAGGATGGGAACTCATGGGAAAAGTAATCAATATAGAAGATCATAGATATAACATCATTCACCCGGATGAAGTACATACCCGGTGGGAGTTTTCTATTGATCCTGACAGGAAGGAAAAACCTTATATTACTATAAAATGTGGAGTAATGTACGGCTTTAATGGGTGGACGGTTTATATTTTCTGTTCTTCATATGATGAAATGCTTCAATGCAGAACACAAGCAATGGAACAGTTAAAGCAGCAAATTCCACTCATGGGATAATTCAAGAAAGGACGGTTAGAAACTATGAAAGAAAATACTATTAACCTTAATGAGATTGATCTTAACAATCAGACTGCATTGAGTATTTTAACAGCAGCGTCTAAGGCAATCGCATATGAAGAAGATACAGTTAATATTGATCTGATGATTGATGCAGCAATCCGCTATTTACAAGATACTAACACAATGTTGAAAGAAATGTAAAAATTGACCCCTTTACCGTTGCAGCGGTTCAGGGGTCAGGGATAACCAAACACCAACCAAGGAATAGGATGATATAGGCTATGCAACCACAATTATATCATCCATTGCCTATAAATTCAATTACAGAAAGGATGATATTATGAAAGGTTCAGTAAGAAAAAGGGGGGCAACATGGTCATACTATTTTGACCTTGGAAAAGTTGACGGGAAACGCAAAAGGAAAGAAAAGAAAGGCTTTCGCACCAAGAAAGAAGCAGAAGCAGCACTTGCCAAGGCTCTGAACGAATACAACAATGCCGGAGCAGTCTTTGAACCTACTGAAATCACGGTTGCTGACTACCTGAACCAATGGTTTGACCTGTACTGCAAGACCAACCTGAAATATAATACACAAGTCGGTTATTTGCGAATCATTCAGGGGCATTTGATTCCCAAGTTTGGCGTGTACCGCCTGAAAGCAATCACCCCGGCAATATTACAGGAATATGCCGTTGAACTGAAAATGAACGGCAATTCTAAAAGTCACATGATCGGCATTTTGTCCGTATTCAGTGCAGCACTAAACTATGCTGTTGAACCAATGCACTATATCACTTCAAACCCTATGCAGTATGTCAAATTTCCCAAGGTTGAAAAAGCACCAAGGGAACGCATCATTCTAACCTTGGACGAATGGCAGCAGATCATTGACCGTTTCCCGCCTGATTCCCGCTTTCATATTCCGCTTATGATCGGTTTTTATACTGGTTTGCGTATCTCTGAAACCTTTGCCCTGACTTGGGATGATATAGACCTTGATAACCGCACCATCAGCGTCAACAAGCAGATTGTAAAGCGTAACTTTGGGGCAGATGTCAGAAAGGTTGTTGAACAGAAGGGGAAAAAAGAACAGCGGTCATCATGGTACTTTGGCACAACCAAAACTGTCACATCAAACAGAACTGTGAAGTTTGGTGAAACCCTGTATCGGGCGTTGAAGGCTGAAAAGGTCAGACAGGCAAAGAATGAAATGAAGTACGGTGAATATTACACCATCCATGTCATCAAAGTTGAAAAGGATGAAAAAGGCAATGATATGAAGCGCATAGTTCCAATTCAGAAGTGTATCAATTCGCCTTTGCCACGGGTTCGCATGGTCTGCATTGCAGAAAACGGTCAATATACTTCAACTGATTCCTTCAAATTCTGTTCAAGGGTCATCCATAAAGAACTGCTACTTGCCTTTGATTACCATTCACTAAGGCATACCCACGCCACACTGCTGATTGAAAACGGTGCGGATGTGAAGGACGTACAGACCCGGTTGGGACACACCAACATTGAAACCACCTTGCAGACATATGTGCATGATACTGAAAAGATGGTTGAACGCTCTGTTGATCTGTTTGAACAGGTGACACAGGTAAAAACATCATAACAACTACATAAAGACCTGAAAAAGCACTGAATCTGGCAATAGTTCAACGGGTTCAGTGCTTTTCTTGTGTTCAATGATGTTTTTTCAGAATTAGGGTGGCAAATGGGTGGCAATCCGACATTTCCGACACCATAAAATCCTTGAAAATGCTTATTTTATGCGGGTTAAAAGGCAGACTGTCTCCACATGATAAGTATTCGGAAACATATCCACGCAGCATATCTTCTCCACTCTATACCCTCTGTCCATAAATATCTGCAAATCCCTTGCCAGGCTTGTTGGTTTGCATGAAATATAAACCATATTCTCA